TTCTCGTGCCAAGGAGAGCCGCCACAAGGTGTTCTTTTATGTCGGACACCAATTTTTCAGATTTTTAAAGGATGTCAAAATGAACTAGAAGGAGGTGAGGCGAACTTGGTTAAAAATCCATTTTATAAACAAAATAAAGGGCGTTTACCGAGTGACCCACCAAACTATCTAGGACAGGTAGCTAGGGAGGTTTGGCGCAAAGTCGTTCCGTTTTTAGAAGGAACAGGCAAGGTCGAGCGCATAGATACATTCTTGGTGGAATCCTACTGCACTAACTACGAAATTTACAAGCTGGCTTATGAAGATATCAAGCTAAACGGCATCCAGCAGGAAATCAAAAAGCTTGTACAGGCGCAGGGAAGCGGTGAGATTTTAGGCGAGCAGTCGCTTGGCTTTAAAAAGAATCCAGCGGTTGCAACGATGAAGGATGCAACAACTACGCTGAATCAGATAGCCATGCAACTAGGTCTTACGCCAAAAGGCAGGGCAGAGTTGCTGACGATTGCTGATAGTAGCAAACCTGAAAAATCGACTGCTGAAATGATGCAGGACTTTTTAAACAGTTAAAAAGATGAGGAATTTATTTCCCCATCTCTTTTTATTAGAAGGGGGGTGATTTAAAAAGTGGAAACTAAACAAATAACGAATAAAACAATAACAAAGATATATCAAGACAGTGACTTTTCGGAAGTTAGAGAAAAATATCAAGACCCAGGGACTAAATACGCTTTTGAGGTGATGGATGGGAAAACACAAGCTGGTTACATGATGCAACTTGCTTGTCTAAGGCACTTGAGAGACTTAAAACATCAAGGGAATTCCGGTTTTCCTTATCGTTACGACTTGGCAGAAGCTGGTAAAGTGCTTAAGTTTGCTAAAATCTGTCCAAACGTTGACACGGGACAGCCAACAGCGCTTATGCCGTGGCAAGAGTTTTTGCTTAGTCAATCTTTTGGCTGGCGCAATGAAACGGGTGGCAAACGCTTTTCACAGGTCATTGTATCTGTTGGTCGTAGTCAAGGGAAAACGTACATTCAGGCTATTTCTATGTGTTTCTCTTACCTTTTCGAAGGACTTGGACTATCTAACCAAGATTATCTGGTAAGCTCAATCAACTTCAAGCAGACTATGAAGTTAATGGGCTATATTAAGAATATGCTTAAACAGATAATCACCAAAGAACCTTTTAAGTCTCTAGCTGAAGAGTTGGACTTATCTATCCAGTCAGAACAAGTCATTATGAGAACGAATAACAACGTTTTAAGGGCTATATCTTCCGAAAGCGGTAACTATGATGGATTCCACTTTACTTGACCAATGCGATTATGGATGAGTCGGGTGATTTGAAAGACCGAACGAGCATTTCTAAAATCGTTTCTGGGCAGGTTAAAATTCCAAACCGACAATTTATTCAAATTTCCACTGCCTATCCAAACCCCACTTCGCCATTAAGACACGATGAACGGATGATGCAAGGGATTATGGAGCGTGACGACAGGGCTGGTGATACTCAATTGTGCCTCGTTTGGTCGCAGGATAGCATAGATGAGATTTATATGCCTGAAACATGGAGCAAGTCGAACCCCTTATTAGACCTTGAAAGCGAACACGATACGCTTTTAAAAGGTCTTATGGATAAGAGAGACGCTGACCTTTTATCTGGAAATATCAACGATTTTATAATCAAGAATATGAACCTTTGGGGCGAACAAGATGAAAACAGCTTCTTAAAGCTGGAAGACATCGAGCGCTCGGTCATTTCTGATTTTGATATACGTGGCAGACGTGCTTATGTTGGGCTTGATGCCTCAATGTTTAGCGACAACACCGCAATTGGCTTTGTCTATCCTTATCTAGGGGCAGACGGTAGCCAAAAATGGCATATAGAACAGCATAGTTTCATTCCGTGGCAACAAGCAGGCTCACTTGAAGCCAAAGAAAAACAAGACGGCGTTAACTATCGAGACTTGGAAACCAAGGGCTACTGTACGATTACCAGTCACCCACAAGGACTAATCAATCCAGAGGAAGTTTACCGTTGGTTTTGTGAGTATGTGGAAGATAATCAGCTTGATGTAGTCTTCTTCGGCTATGACGCTATGGGGGTTTCAAAGCTTATCAAAGCCTTAGAGTCTAACACGAGCTTTCCACTTATGCCAATCAGACAACGGACAAGCGAACTGAAAGACCCGACTAAATTCCTTCAAACGCTCTTTATTGAAGGCAATATCACCCGTTTGGATGATGAAATCATGCGAAAAGCCTTGATAAATGCGGTAATCAAAGAAGATAACATCGGTATTCAAGTCGATAAAATGAAATCGACCTATAAAATCGACGTTGTGGATGCTCTTATCGATGCGTTCTATGATGGTATGTATGCGTTCGAAGACTACGCTATTACCAACAATCCAACGTGGAAGGTCGAACACATGAGCCAAGAAGCCGTTCTAAACTGGTTAAAAAACCCAGATAGTGGGCTACTAGAGGAGTATTAATACATGATTTTGAAGTTTTTTAAGGCGATTTGGGCTATTTTTGACATCCTTATGTTCATTTTAGCTGCGATTTCGCTTAATTTAACAACTTATAACCTCGGTTACGTGTGGTTCGGTATCAGTATGACCATTACATTCGTATTAGCAGGTTTAATTAGTGAGCTAGCCGCTAAGAAAGGCTAGAAAGGAGGTGATAATAATTGCCGATATTTAATATAGCTACCGAAAGCCCACCGAGTAACCAAGGGGGCTTTTTTGATATCACTGATCCAGAGTTTTTAGCTACTTTAAACGGTAGTGAGTGGGTTTCAGCCGAAACTGCTCTTAAGAATTCGGATTTATTCTCTATTATCAGTCAGCTATCTAACGACCTTGCGACTGCAAAGTTAACAACTAGCCGAAAGCAAATGCAAGGCATTGTGGATAACCCATCTAACAACGCTAACCGCTTTAACTTTTACCAGTCTATCTTTGCTCAAATGCTATTGGGTGGTGAAGCCTTTGCATATCGATGGCGTAATGACAACGGGCGTGATATGAAGTGGGAGTATTTAAGACCGTCTCAAGTCTCATTTAACCGCATGGATAATCAGAATGGTCTTTATTACAACATCACGTTCGATGACCCACGCATACCGCCAAAACAACACGTTCCACAAAGCGACATCTTACACTTTAGATTGCTATCTGTGGACGGCGGTTTGACAAGCGTAAGTCCATTGATGGCTCTGGGTAGAGAATTAGATATTCAAAAAGCTAGTGATAAACTAACGCTTAATTCGCTTAAAAATGCCCTAAATGCCAATGGTATCTTGAAAATCAAGGGCGGTGGTTTGCTCGATTTCAAAACCAAGGTTTCACGTTCTCGACAAGCAATGAAGCAAATGCAAGGCGGTCCGTTGGTATTGGATGATTTAGAGGACTTCACACCTCTTGAAATCAAGTCCAACGTGGCCCAATTACTTAAGCAAGCAGACTGGACGACCGGACAATTCGCAAAAGTCTACGGTATCCCAGAGAACGTTGTCGGTGGACAAGGTGACCAACAATCATCACTAGAAATGAGCTCTAATGTGTACTCTAAAGCAGTCGCACGCTATTTAAGACCATTTCTTAGTGAATTGTCTCAAAAACTTTCATGCGATGTGGATGCGGATATTTTCCCAGCGGTTGACCCGACTGGTGCTAACTATATCAGCCGTATCAATAGCATGGTTAAAAGTGGCACACTCGCACAAAATCAAGGCTTGTATATTTTGCAACAAGCTGAGATTTTGCCTAAAGAGTTGCCGAAGGGTGAAAACCCTAACCGAACCGTATTGAAAGGAGGTGAGACAAATGGGCAAGATTGACATTAAAGGCGATATTGTAAGTGATGATGCTGGTGCTTTCTACGAATATTTTGGCATGTCTAGTACCTATCCAAAACTGGTACAAGATGCCATTGATAACGATGAAGACGAAGAAATTACGCTTAACATTGCGTCTAATGGTGGTGATGTGTTCGCAGCTAGCGAAATCTATACAATGCTTAAGGCTAGCGGCAAGCGTATTGTGGTTAATGTACAAGGACTTGCAGCTAGTGCTGCGAGTGTCATTTCTATGGCTGGTGATACCGTGCGTATCAGTCCAACGGCACATATCATGATACATAAGGCATCTACTGGTATCGTCGGTAATAGCGACGACCTAGAGCATCAATCAGCGGTGCTTAATAGCATTGATGAGTCTATTGCATTAGCTTATGAAATGAAGACTGGACTTAAACAACCGGAATTACTTGATCTCATGGCTAAAGAGACATGGCTTAACGCTAAAACCGCCGTCGATAAAGGCTTTGCGGACGAAATCATGTTCTTCAATGATGATGAAGAAGAAATCATGGTTACGAATGCCGTACATCAACTACCAAGCAAATCAGCAATCACTAAATTTAAGAATATGATTGCTACACCTAAAACCAATTCATTGCGTGAGCAGAAATTGGCTATTCTACTTGAAAAATGAAAGGAAGATGATTGATGAAAACATCAAACGAATTGCATGACCTTTGGATTGCACAAGGCGACAAGGTCGAAAACTTGAATGAAAAACTTAACGTAGCTATGCTTGATGATTCAGTAACCGCTGAAGAATTGCAAGCAATCAAAAACGAGCGTGACACTGCAAAGATGAAGCGTGACATGTTCAAAGAACAGTACACAGAAGCGCGTGCTAATGAAGTGGTTAACATGTCTGAAGAAGACAAGAAACCATTGACTGAGAACGAAGAAGAAGTTAAAGCTAACTTTGTTAAGGACTTCAAAAATCTCGTTCGTGGTCGTTACCAAAACTTGCTTGATTCAAAAACAGACGCTTCTGGTTCTGACGCTGGATTGACTATCCCTCAAGATATCCGTACAGCTATCAATACATTGGTTCGTCAATACGATTCATTGCAAGAATACGTAAACGTGGAAAACGTAACTACTCTTACTGGTTCTCGTGTTTACGAAAAATGGGCTGATATTACTGGTCTTAATAAAATTGATGATGAAGCTGGTCAAATCGGTCAAAACGACGATCCAAAACTTTCTCTTATCCGCTACGCTATCAAGCGCTATGCTGGTATCTCAACAGTGACAAACAGCTTGCTTGCTGATTCTGCTGAAAATATCCTTGCATGGTTGTCTGGATGGATTGCTAAGAAAGTCGTGGTTACTCGCAACAAAGCTATCTTGGAAGTTATTGCAGCACTCCCAACAAAACCAACATTGACTAAATGGGACGACATCATTGATCTTGAAGCTAAAGTTGACCCAGCAATCAAACAAACTTCATTCTTCTTGACTAACACTTCTGGCTTTACTGCTCTTAAGAAAGTCAAAAACGCAATGGGCGACTACCTCATGGAACGTGATGTTAAATCACCTACTGGATACTCAATCGATGGTTTCACAGTTAAAGAAGTTTCTGACCGCTGGCTTGCTAACGGTACTGGTGGAGCTATGCCACTCTACTTTGGTGACTTGAAACAAGCGGTAACATTGTTTGACCGTCAACACTTGTCACTACTTTCAACTAACATCGGTGGCGGTGCTTTCGAAACGGATACTACTAAAGTACGTGTTATTGACCGCTTCGATGTTGTTAAAACTGATGAAGAAGCGTTTGTGCCAGCGTCATTCAAAGTTATCGCTGACCAAAAAGCTAATCTTACTGCTGGAGCTTAATTAGGAGGTAAGTAATGAGTGTATCTAAGGAAACTATCATGCAGACCCTCAATCTGGATGAGACAGACGACACTGCACTCATTCCAGCTTACATTGAATCGGCTCAACAGTATATTATCAATGCAGTCGGTAATGACCCGAAATTCTACGACCTTGACAGTGTGGAATCTCTATATGACACGGCTGTAATAGCCCTCACAAGCTCTTATTTCACTTATAGAGTCGCTTTGACAGATACAGTGACTTATCCGATTAACCTAACTTTGAATAGCATTATCGGGCAATTAAGGGGCTTATACGCAACGTACAGTGAAGAAAGAGGTGACTAATGCCTAAAGTTAGATATTTACCCTCAGACTTTCGTTTCAAGGCTGATTTCGGTATATACCAAAGCACCCCTAATAAATTTACGGGTGTGAGCGTGCCAAAGTTCGTGAAACAATTTACATTGCACTATAAGCCCCACACTCGCACGCTCAATCAAGAGTATCTAGCCCAACAGAACAACGAAAGCGATACAAAAGTCATCGTCATTCGCCACAATGTCAAAGTGGTAGAAGGTCAAGTCGCTGTTCTAAATGGCACTCAATATGATATTGTGCGGGTTAGCCCGAATGAAAACTTTGGACTTAACCGCTACGACTTTCTGACTTTGAGAAAGCATAAGAAAGTTGGGTGATAGCTTATGGTAGGGCTTGACAAAGCACTAGAGGGCTGGCTTGAAACAGTAGCTAGCATTGGCGACTTAACACCAGCGGAACAAGCTAAGATTACCACCGCTGGCGCAAAGGTGTTTCAAAAGGAGTTGGAAGAAGTCACTCGTGAGAAACACTACTCAAATAAAAAACATTTGAAGTATGGGCACATGGCTGACGGTTTATCTGTCCAATCCACTAATGCGGATGGCAGAAAGAACGGTGTGGCAACCGTAGGCTGGAAAAACAACTACCACGCTCAAAATGCCAGACGATTAAATGACGGCACCAAGAAATACCGTGCTGATCATTTCGTTACCAATGTCCAAAACGATAGCAACGTTCAAAAGAAAGTGCTATTAGCAGAAAAAGAGGAATATGAGAAACTCATTCGAAGAAAAGGAGGGAAGTGATTAAGTGTTAGCAACCGTAAAACTAAAAGAGCTAATTGACGGCAAAGAATTTGGTGAAATAAGCGAAGTATATGCAAACAACTTGCCTAAAGAGCTCGAAGAAAATACCGATAAGACAATCGTTTTGCTCACTGAAAGCAATCCGTCCCTTGATTTGAGTGGGAATAATACCTTTTTCGGAAAAACAGACAGGGTAGAGGTACAGATTTTTTACAAGGCTGATATTGATTTTGATATCGAAGCCTTTGAGATGGAATTGCTAAAATTCCTAAAATCGGAGCACTACTCAATTACAGACATGAGAGAACATAGCATAGACCCCGATACTTTGCAGATTACGGCGGTCTTTTTTGTTGCTCTCGATAAATTAATTTAACAAAGGAGAAATTACTATATGGCAATTGTAGGTTTGAAAATGGTTCGCCTTGCTTTGGTTGACCCAAAAACCCAAAAACTACTTAAAGGTGCTGACGGCCTTTCTACTGATGGCGTGATTGAAGTTGATTCTAAAATGCTTGGTACTCGTACCGCTAACATCTCCAACTTGGAAGGTCAAGCGACTAAAGTTCCCGGAAACAACTCAGTACAAGACGTTATGATCGCACCGGGGTCACCAACCGTGGCATTCGACTTCAATAACCTTGACTTCGAAATCAAACAAAAAATGCTCGGTTTTAAACCAGACGGCAAGGGTGGTTATGTGATGGACGGTGAGAAACCACACACGGCAGTGTTGATTGAGTCTGAAACACTTGACCGCAAACACTCAGTATTCTTTGGTTTCGCTAACGGAATCATGCAAGAATCAACTCAAAACGTTGCTACAGATACTGATACTGCTCAAACTCGTCAAGACGACAACATGACATTCAATGCCTTGTCGGCGGATGCGTTCGGTGGTGAGCCTTACAAAAAATACTATTCTGGAGCATCTACTTTCGATAAAGCTAACATGTTCAAAGAAGTATTTGGTGGATATGTTCTCACTGGTACACCAGTAGTCGGTGGATAATCTAAATAATTCGCAAGAGGTCGGGCTCATGGCCTGACCTCTATTTTTGTTAAAGGAGTAAAGAGAAATGGAAATCAAAACTATTCAAATCCCAGAGATCAGTAAAAAAGCCTTCAAGGTTACTACAAGCAACCGCAATGTCTTGCGTATGCATGAGTACCAACTTGCCGTACTTAAAATCAGCGACACCGTTGAAGAAGGCGACACACAAGAACAAGCACAAGCGAGCTTCACAATTCTTAAAGAAATGCTTGGGTTTATCCGTGCCGTCCTCAACTTGGATGATGAAGCCTATGACAAATTGCTCGACTTGGACAATGAGCGTACACAAGAGATTGCCGAAAAATTGGTGGGCTACATGTACGGATTGACAGACGAACAACTTGAAAATGCCGCTGGTGAAACCGACCCAAAAGATTAAAGTCTAAAGGCGAACAGATTTTCGATTTAGAAAATCGCATTGAAGATTTGAAAATCATTGCTAAAAAATCAATCCAAGGTTTTGGGTGGACACTAGATCAGTACTACGATACCGATTATTACGAATTGATGAAAATTCTAAACGCAAAAGAGGAAGAAGATAGGATGGTCGACCCAACATCTTTACTCTAAATATTTAAGGAAAGGAGGAAAAATAATACATGGCAAAAGTACAAGCTACCATGTCC